ACTTCCTCAACAACTTTTAACCACAATTTCCATTTCAATGGTAGTGGTAATGGTGCAACAATTAAACTGATGAGTGAGAGCAAAGGCACAAACACATCTGTTATGAAGTTCCACACCTCCCACAGTAACACAATTACAAACGCATAAATAATATCCATTACATTTTTCATAATTTTACCTCTTTCAAATTTTTGATTTCAACTGCATTTTCGGCAACCAATTTTTCAACTTTTCCTAACCTTTTATCGTGCTTCTCTAATGTTACTGCTTGGTTGCCTTGTATCTTTTTTAACCACTTTGTGTCAGTCTTTGACACTCCATATAAGACACCAATTCCTACAAGGTTGGTAATACCAATAACAATTAACGCAATTACACCATCCATTATATTACCTCAATAAATGTTTCACCCGTAATTTCCTCAAATTGTACCGCTGTGAATGAGTTATCACCTAACACCATTTCATATAATTGCGGGTATGTTTTTCTTTGAATTTCAAACGGTAACGCCTCCACTAAAACTAATTTTGTAAACACCATTTTTTCATCATCAATAATACTTTTTTCTAAGTCTATTTTCTCATTTACTTCTACACCATTACACTCATACATATCTTTTGGTTTTTCAGGTGCCTCAATGTGTAAATATACAAAGCCATTTTCATCATACTTAATAAAATTTTTATTTTGTTTCATTTTACGCTCCCTTAAATTCTATGATTTGTATTCTATTGGTATAACTTTCCGAACGTGGTAGTTCATCAATAAATAAATTTGTAGGTGTTGTTAGTGCAACAAAATCTAATTGTCCCCTATAGTCTGACCCACCTATGCCAAAGACATTACCACTTTCAAATGCTGGTACTACTACACTATTCGCAATTATTACAGACGATACTGCGATATTTCTAACCGTACTAGATACCGCTAAAGTACTTGTTATAACTTGGTTGCTCTCTAACTCCTCATACTCTGTTATTTCTATAACTACATTTCTAGTTGCTGAGGCATCACCCCTTTGCAATCTTACAGTGTTTACTCCTGTTACAATGGCAGTGTGGAAATAATCGTTAACACCTATAAATAAGTTACCACTCTTATATCTAACAACTGCCTTACAATTTGCAGGTACAACTGTTGCGATAGGTAAATCAACCAATGAACCTGCTGAAACAGTGTAAGAAATTTTTTGAAATGACTTAATAACAGCAACACCACCACCACCACCTGCACCACCTCTGCGTGTCTTATAACCTATACCCATTATCTGTCACCTACTTGGAAGTTTATAGTGATATCTACTGTTGGAATTTCTGTGGCTTTAAATGTCATTGTGTCAACAGTCGTTACCATTTCATAAATGAAACCATATGATGTCAGTAACTCCTCAACATCTACGAACGCAACACCAACAGTGTCAACATCCCACAATGGGTCATCTGTCCCCAGTATTCCTGCAACTACCTTAGTAGCCACTACAGGGTCAACTCCACCCCAGTCAGCAACAGCAATCACAACAACACCCTCAACATCTTTCAGCCCATATGTGTCTTTGATTACATTACCCTCATCATCTGCAACTGCCTGACCCACTTCAATGATACCTGCTTCAATATCACTTATATCACTTTCATTTTGTGCTCCTACACTTTCATTATCATCTGCTAGTAATTCAACAGCAGTCAGTCTACTCTCTAAACCAACACTTGACACCTGTGTAGTCATAACCCAGTTTGCACCTGTATATCTTAATACCACTGTGTCGTTTACATTATACTCATTACCTAACACATTTGCACCTAACTCATTAACAATGTTTAGGAAACCACCATCAACTGTTCTTTTAATTCTGAACGGTGAACCATCTAACCCTCCATCAAGGATGAATGAATACAAGTTATTAACCTGTAAACTAGTTGCATAAACAAACTCAATATCACTGTCCTGTGGGTTCGTTGTTGGAAATGCCTGTAGTGTTTGTGTTGCCCCTACAGTCAAACCTGCAATATCAACCTCATTTTGAGTGACACGTATATCTAAATTAAATATGTCTGCCTCATTAACAGTTATCCTACCATCCTGTACAATTTGTTCTGCTTCTAAATCGTCAAGCCTCACATCTATACCTACAATGTCACCCTCTGCTGTTGTTATTCTTACATCTAACGCTGTTATCTGCCCATCAATGATGACTATAGTGTTTTCTACATCACTAACCCTTACATCTAAAGATGCAATACTTGCGCTGTTCAATGCAACAGCACTATTCAATGCTACAATACTTGATTGAATTGCTGACAGTGAACCCTCTAGTGCAACAATTCTCACAGTGTTTGCATCAACATCAATTCTTAATGTAGATACCTCACCCTCTAGTGTTGTCACTCTAACATCAATACCACTAACATCACTGTTAATTTGAATTATGTCACCCTCAACTGTTGTCATCCTTACATCAAGTGCTTCAATGTCATCCTTGTTTTGCAGTATCTGTGCGCTGTCTAGGTCTAACAATGCAATATCCCCTGTGTTCACGTTCACTTGGTCAACTGTCAAGTTTAACACTTTTGCTATTGCATAGATTTTTTCTAACTGTGTTAGACAGGTGTCAAATGCAACCTGATTAACAATGCCACAATTTCCAAAATCAACCACTGGTAAATTTGCCATTTTACATTACCCCCATAAATAATTTTCCTAATCTATCAATAATCATAACATCAATATTAAGGAATGTTTCTCTGTACTGTGTAAGTAGTTCACTCTCTGATATGTTTCTCCCACTGTCTGTGATAACTAATGTGTTTGCACTGGTGTTAGTTCCTGTCCTAGATGTGCTGTCATCTTGTGTATCGCTTCCCTCTTGCTTATTTGCATTGTCTGCATAAACATCATCTTCAATGTCTGCTGTAGCAAGTATATCAGTAGGTGTTGTGCTTCCAACAGTTAACGACTTGTTTGTTCCTACTCTTGTATCTGTTCCCACTTCAGTGCTTCCACCTGTTCCATCATTTTGTTGTGTGGTGTTTCTTTCAAATTGTAGGTTAGGATTGAGAACCTGCAACTCACTTTTGTACAACTGGTTATAGTAGGGCATAATCTCAAACATTGTATCATTCAATCTCTTTTTGAAGTATTCCTCTGTTTCCAGTCCTATCTCATCGAAATAATACCTGTTAATAATTCTCTTGTTGAGGTCATCCCTGTGAGCCTCAAACTCTAATGGGTAATCTGTATCTGCTAACCCTAAGTCAAACCCATTCTCAACCAATGTTCTAAGTGTGACAGTGTACAATGCACTGCTAGTTATAACATCCATTATTCAGTCACCTCCGTTGGTTTTGTAGCGACTACAGGCTGTTCTGACACTGTGTTAGCACCGAACAGGTCTGTGATAATTTCATTTGCTATTTCTACACTTATTTCAAGGTCATCATACTTTGCATTGATACGTTCTAAACTTTCATCCAGTGACTGCATCTTTACATTTCTTTGCCCATTTGCAAGTCCGTTTGAAATCATTGCTTCATTCTCTGTCAGTCTTTCCTTTTTTTCACCAAAATTATTTTCAATTCCAATGAATGACAGGGCATTATTCCACACCTTTTTTTCAACCTCAATTATCTTGTCTGCTACAAATGGTGCAACTGTTTCCTCTGTCCTAAACGTTTCTGCAAGGTCACTCACTTCATTCAACAGGATGACAGTTTCAAAGTCCTCAACCTGATTGAAATATTTTTTTAAACTCAATCTTTGGTCTTTACTTCCCATAGCCACAAATGGTGTCTTTTGTGCGTGTATGTTTAAATCTTCTGTTCGTTCCATTCTAAATATTCTGTTGGCATAATCTCTCAACCTACCATTTACATTTAGTTTTTCATAGTGAGCATAAATAATTATACAGTCACGCCCTACTTTTAATGTTTCCCTGTAACCTGTAAATGCACTGTAAACTGTGATGAAATTATACTCCCCATACACATTGAACGAACCTCTCATTGTGAATGGTAACACCATATATTCATTTGTTTCTTTTTGCTTAAAGAACGCTACCTCACCGAACTCCAACAGGTTTTTCATTAAAAATTTCTGTGAGATTGTAGCAGGTAAACCATTCCACTTGAATACAGTGTACCACAAGTTTCTCAACATCTTATGAATGAACTGTGCACCTGCATAGTACTTGATACTTGTTGCTCCTTTTGCTCTTGCCATTATACTGGAACTCCATTGTCCTGTGAGTAGTCACCTAAATTGTCAGTGTGCCAAAATGTTATACCCTCATCGAATAATGAGTTGATGACTTTCACATATTTTTGTGGGATGTTACCTAACACATTCATCCCTACAGTTTTGATATAGTTGTATGCTTTCCTAGTTACAAGTTGAGGTGTTTCTAACACATTAACCTTATATCCATATTTGCTGAAATAAGCATCTATCAACTTTGCATTTTCAGTTGTTACCTGTTTGAACGCAATTTGCATACCATTCAAATTTGCTGATATTGATGCACTTGCTGATACACTACCATTCACTTGGTTAGGTTTCAAAGAGTTTTGAACGAAACCACCAATAGTTGATGCTACACCTAACACACCACCTGCAATCGCTATAGGGTTAACCGTTGCTATCCCTACACCTAGTGACAACAAACTACCTGCCACACCTACTGCATTGCTAACCTGATTTTGTGCTAACCAGTTTGTGTAGTAATCTGTTACATAACTACACATAGGGAAATTGTCAATGGCTAGTGCTTCATTCCATTTGATAACTATTTCCTTGTATTCTTTTGGTGCAATCGCCAACACTGGGTTAACACCTATAGAACCATATATAACCAACTCACACGCTGTTGCAATGTTACCCTTGAAAAATTCATATTTGTAATCACTCTCTTTAATAGTTCCACCTAATACACTAAAGAAATTGTAAGGGTATGTGAACATTTTTTTATTCTTTGGAACATATCCACCAAAGTCAGGTAACTGGTTTTTGTTTACAAACTCACTCACCGTTTTTACACCTGTTAACTCATCACCACTGACAAATACACCTTGTGTAATTATTTTTGGTTGCATATAAATGAATTTAACTGCATCTGTCTTTCCATCTGTTGCAAGGTCAGTTAGTAGTTGATTGATTTGTCCTGCACCTATTGCATCATTAGTGAAACCGAACAGTGCAATCCCTGCATACATACCCCCTAAAATTCTACCCTGAATGTCAGGGAAAGCAGGGTTGGATAACTCAACCGTTGCACCAACCACAATTATTAATTGTTGAGTGAAAGGAATATCTCTAAAATGTGGTATCACAATGTTACCCACATCTAGGTTCTCATTTTGTAAATGTAAACCTGCTGTGTCAACTAAAACGTGTTGCCTTTCAATGAAATTTTCTTTCAAATTCCAGTTGAAATAATATGTTTGTAGTGGGTCTATTGTGTAGTTTATTTTTGTGTTCAGTTCATTACCATATTCAACAGTATCTATGAAAGCATAATAGGTTTTACCTGATGTTGTGTTTGTAAACACTAAGTAAGTTGCCTCCACCACTTCATCGAATTTCTTTTTGACAGTAATACTTTTGTCAAGTCTAGTGAATGAAGCACTTTCCACAATTTTAACAACCTTACTAGGAGCAGTGAAAAAACTGAACTGCTCCGTTGGGTTTGGGAATGTGTAAGTATCCCTATTATTGCTCCTCAATTCAATACCTTTTAATAGATAGAGTTTTGAGTTATAGCCCATTTTATACCAACGCTAGTGACAATGTATCACTCACACCTGCATCAAACTCTGATGTTGCAGTGATGATAAGTGGGTTCTTTGTTTCATCTCCACCAATGATAACTAAACCACTTGTGGAAATTGTTGTATCCTCACTTGTACCATCGTGTGTATATGTTGATTTACTAGGAGGGTAAGGGTCAGTAGAACCATCTGCCTCAATCGCTAGTTGGAAAATTTCATTAACTGAATAATTAATTTTACCATCAACTCTAGTTAAATCTAATGTGTCTAATGTTGCATCTTGTGTTACAAACAGCACAGCATTTGCGAATGGTGAAACGCTTTGAACTTGCCACACGTGCAGGAATAAATTTTCATATAACCCCTGTGCATTTTTAACATTTCTCATAGTTTTCTTATTGTCCTCAACCATAAAGAAACGCTCATCAATTAACATAGCAACAACATTTTCAAGTCCACCGAAATCATTAACTAAAATCTGTCTTTGCTCAAACTCAACCTTGCTCATATTGAACGCATAAGCCAATACCTCAACACTAACCAGTGCATCAAACGCTGTGTTTATCAACAACACTTGTCTGTTCTTTTTAGTCACTTGTTTCACACCTGCTGTGTTAAACTTCGTATCCATAAACAAGAAATCATTTGAAACTTTTTTGATAACTGTGACAGCTTGTTTTGCTGTTGCTTCATCAACAGGGTTAGGAACTACTGCCAACGCAATTTTACCTGCTGTACCTACTGTGTTAATTAACGCTTTCATTATCTCAAACTCATCCAACTGGTTTGACACTTCTAAACGACCCACAATACCTGCTATTGTTTTCTCAAATACTTCTTCACTTTGGAACGCTTGTGAGAATGTATCTTCCTCAATAGTCGTTTTGTAAACATCTTTTCTGTTCGTTTTATGGAACGCTGCCAAAATGATAGGCTTCACTCTTTTGAACAGTTCAGTTTCTGCAACTTCAACATCGTATTCCTGTGCATCCACAAGGTCAACAAATATTTCTTCAATAGTGTCACCATATTCAAACGACCCACGTTTTAACACTGCTAACGGATTGTCAAACTCTGCAATATTAAGATAAGTTTTTGCTATCTTATTGTATAGAGCCTGTTCAAATTCATTTCTAGTTGCATCATAACTGTAAATCTCTGCACCGACTTCGGCAATGTTTGCCTGTGTTGCCTCTGAAATTCTGTCTTTATAAAGTTCAGTTGCTTCACCACGTATCGCATTTAATAAATCAATAGTATATGCCATTATTTAATCTCCTCTTTAGGCTTCTTTGCCTCTTTCTCAATCTTACCCAGTACATCGTCAACGCTTTCAGGTTCTTTGTTGTCATCGTTGTTGTCTGTGTTGTCCGTGTTGTCTGTGTTGTCATCTGTGTTTGTGTCTGTGTCGTTGTTTGTGTCACCCTCAAAGAAACGTGTTCTGAATTTTGCTTTTTGGTCTGCAAGTGATGTGTTTAAACCCTCAATAGTAATGAAATCTGTTTCGTTTTGTGCTAACGCTGTAGCAAGTTGTTCTGCACTCTCATCTGTTGCACTGTCACCTGCATACGCTTCAAGGTTTTCCTCTGCTAAATTCATTCTAGTGTCAAGGTCACCCTCTTCAACTAGAGCCTGAACTAATGCTTTAATTGTCATTGCCATTACTTGTCACTCTCCTTTTTAACTTGTGTAAAGTGTACACGCTCATCATCAATTTTTGTGTATCCTGTTCTAATAACTGGTACATCCTTTGCCTTTGCTTTTGTAATCTTTTCACCTTGTGTGTTCAAATAAATCTTTTTCATTACTGTACCCCCTCAATTTTTATGAAACCCTTACCTATTGTCAGTATCTGCGCTGTGTTAATTTCCAATGGTGTTTGTAGTTTGATTTGTTCTTTGTTAGGAAGTGTTAACCACGTAAGTGCAGGTATCTGTAAAGTGTCTATTTCCAGTAGCGTGGTGTGTGTTATTATCTCACAATTTGAGTTAACAAGTATCTGCTTTACCTCATCGTGTGTGTAAGATGTTCTATGACTATACTGTGATACATTTGATTGATACATTATAGTGCTCCTTTCACTGCCTCTAGGACAACATTATACGTTCCAATTTTGTCAAAGAATACTGCTCCATTTTTGAAGTTCTTTAATAGATTATCTATATAGACACTTCTACCTGTACCCTTTAACAACATAGTGTTGGGTCTGTGGTCTGACAACTTAGTCACATATATGAGTTTACAGGATGGGTCGAACTTCTCTGACACAAACCATATCCCATCATTATACGCATTGTAAACTCCGAACTGTTGGTCACCATATTGTATTGTGAATATGTATTTAGATGTAGCAGGTGCTGATTTTATAAAGTCTTTTTTGTCTTTCAGGAATACGTTTTCCACAGCATACTTTTTATACGCTGTACCATCTAACATTTTGTACATCCTAGTCTGTGATTTTTTCTCTATATATTTTTCATTTTGTGCCAACTGCACAAGGTTGTCATTGAACACTTTTATTTTCTTCTTGTTCTTTGGTATTCTCAAATTCAAATAAATGAAATATGGGTTGGTTTCACTGATTGCATTTCCTAACATAAATACACAAGGGTCACGAAATCTGAACACTGTTTCAACCAGTTCTAAAAATATTATAACCTCATTTTTCAGGTATCTTGATGCACCCTCATTTACTATAAGGAACTCATCAAATATTATCATTTCAACTCTAGGATAGGGTGTTGATTTATATTTCTGTGATGTAGATAATGAGAAGTAGAAACCTGCAACCTCATCATCTATGTAGAACATTCCACCTTTCACCTCAAATGTGTGTGGTTTGTATCTCTCTGAAATGTCATCAAAGTATGTAGAAACGCTTTCAAACTCACTTAGATACCTGCGAATATAGATGAACTGGTCACCATACTTTAAAAAATTATCAATCGCTTTTTTCTTAGTTCCGTAACTCTTACCATTACCTCTTACGCCTATTATCCAATAGAACAATGCGTTGTATGATAGCGGTTCGTTAATGTTCCACCATATGTTTAATACAGCCATTGTTTAACCTCCAATTATGAGGGACAGACTAATGCCCTTTTGTACAGTGCTTTATGACCCAGTGAACCAACACCGTAAGTTGCTGTGGCGTAACTTAATACGTGGTATCCACAGCGAACAGTCAAAATGAAAACACTGCTTCCCTCTACTTATTATACCATTTTTTCATTGAAAAATCAAGAGTTAACACCTTATTTTAAACGTTGTTTCTTTCAAAATAACGCCTCCTTTAACCCTAGTATGTTTTAATTTTCCTTTCAGTTCTAACCCTATTTTGAAGTTCTCAATGGTGATGCCACCTCTTGCCTTTTTGGGTAGTCCTGCACACGCTATAATTAATTTAGGTATTAGGTGCTTACAGTCTTTGTCACAGTTCTCACACATTGGATGATTTACCATAATCTCCTCTGCATAAGATTTCGCACGTAAGTATTTTCCTCTTGTAAATGTGTATTCAATTTTCCACGCTCCCAGTTTGTACTGGTCTATGTGGATGTTGTTAGGTATCTCTGTACCTGTCAGGTGTATGCTGTCTGTATCTGAATAGATGAACCTATCATAATTTTCCTGTGATGCCCTGATTGTTATATCTCTTGCGTATGATGTTATGAATGATGCAACTGCAACAAAGATAGGGTCACGCTGTTGCTGTTTGCTGTTCTTATAGAGTACATAACCATCCTCATAATAGGGTATCTTGTTACGCATCAATATTGATAGAGCAAACTTCCCATAGGCACTGTTCATATTCAATTTTGCTTGTGTTCTCTTACCCTTGTTACCTGACTTTTCTGCCTCTATTTTTTGCTTAGTCCACTTGTCAACAAACTCCTTAAATATCTCATTTGAGGCTTTGAACTTGTAACCTCCAAAGTATTCAATATCTGTTACGTGGTAGTGGTCTAAAAATAGTTTCAGGTCAACGTTCGTTAGTGTGAGTGTAACTTCTTCCTCACCACTTGTTGTCAGGTATTGAGTAGGGATGAACGCAAGATTGTTTTTAAGTTGTAATGTAGGTAGGTGTTTATCCTTGATGTCAAAATGGCAGTTAAGAGTAACAATGTAAAGTGGGTAATTTTCATCCACCTTGTACTCACCTTTGAACCTCTTAGGTTTTCCATAGGGAAGCATTTTCTCACGCATTACATAAGGGTAGAGGCTGTTAACATCTAACACTATACCCTTACCAACCATTGTTTCCCTGAACTTGTCTTTCAAGTAAGTCCATCCACCCTTGTATGATTTCCTCACACGCTTATCAAATTCCTCTGTAAGAACAGGAAACCAGTAGTTGAACTTATCCTTGCCCATCACTTCTTTCAGGTCGTTAAACGCATTACTAGAGGCAGTTAACTTAGTAAACCCATCCTCAATCATTTCACGCATAGCCAGTGCAGGAATTTTTAAATCTCTTAACAAATAGTCACGTTCTTCATCGGTCATTTGATACCCTATAGGTCGGTGTTTCTTATAGTCAATTTCTCCCTTAGTTGTTTCAATGCCGAACGCTTTACTCATATCTGCAACACTGAATGGTAAAATCTTGTAACTGTCAATGAATGTTATTGTCTTGTCATCGTGTTTAAATTTGATTGTATAAAACTGTCCTGTGTCTGTGATTAGAGTTGTGAACTCATTGTTGTTAAGTGCTCTCTCATCTGTGTGCTTGTAACCGTTCTCAAATAACCAGTTGATACAAAATTCTCCATCGAATTTCAGGTTGTGGAAGTAAATTTTTGACTTGTCAGGAATAGTGTTTTCTATTATATTAAAAAATTGTGTTTGGGTATGGTCTATGTTGTATTCATCTGTGAAAATGTTGTAAATTCCATACCCCCATACTCTGCAATCATTCTCATCAGTTGTTGTTTCATAATCTGCGATGAAATAATTGCTTTTAGGCAACTCTTTGCCACCCTGATAGGATACGTTGCATTACTGCTTTTTGGTCGTTTGGGTCATAGTTGAACTGTATTGACAACTCATCATTGTTAACTGACAACCTTGCAAATTTTTCTATGGGCATCCTGTTTATGATTGCCTTAACTTGCGCAACCTCTTGTGGTGATGAGTTCAAATGTTCTTTGTCTAGTGCACTGAAATAGTTTCTTTTGTAGGTTTCCATTCTTGCAAGTAGGTTGAAGTCTGTTGCTAGTGGTGTTGTGAGTGCTTTTTTCTTGCGCCTCCTGTTTCTGCCTTTGAATTTTCTAGGTGCAAACCTTGCCCTGTCCTCTGCACTCAACAATTCATCCCTTAAATCTATCTTGTTTATTTTTCTCTCTGATGCCAATTTTATGTTCTTAATTCTGATGATGTTTTTTAACTCTCTTTGCTCAAACCTTGTCAATATGTCTAGGTCTGACTTGTCTGTCAGTTTCTTCACTTGCTTCACTGTCAGTATAACACCCCTAGAAGTCGTGACGATTTGCTCTGCGCCACGTTTAGAGAAACGTTTGAGAGAGTTCACTTGTTTGTTTAAGTCGTTGCGTGAGAGCGTATTTCTCTTTAGTTCTGAAACTGTCACTTTTTGTGGTAGTAGGTTTTTGATTGATGGGTTGTTTTTAATTAGTCGTGTTCGTTTACTGTTGAAGTTATTTACTGCTTTTTGAAGTCGTAATGTATCTGCACCTCTCCAACGTATTCTAGTGATTTTTGCCATATCTCATTACCCTCCATATCATAAACTAAGAACCCTCTTTTTTCTATGTCTTGATATGCTCTGAACAGGGTATATTTTGTTAAGTTAAGGGTAACATTGTATTGTGATTTTAGTTTCATTTCAAGTGCTTGTGAGTGTGTTGCAACTTCAAACCTCTTCAAGTTAAATATTGATGAGAACACAAATGTGAACCCTTTTCTGATTATTAAATGTTGGCTGTGGTGTAGGTCATTTTCTACACGCTTGTCATAACTCATTTTGTTACCTCCTAAGAAAAACCCCACTCTATTCAGTAGGGTTTTAGATTTTTGTTTGCTGTGTGGGTTATGATACGATTTGCATTTTGTACATTCTGTTACCTTTTG